CTAAGGTTTTGTGTTGCTTTCGGCTGCACCTAGCAAGGGGTTGAATCGGACGGCATCCTGGAGATGATCCATCGAGAGATGTGCATACCGCATAGTCATCGATAATGACGCATGCCCCAGGATGTGCTGCAACGTCACGATATGCCCACCGTTCATGATGAAATGACTGGCAAACGTATGGCGTAGCACGTGGCTGGCCTGCCCTCTCGGGAGATTGATCGATGTGGACAGCAGAACGATGCGGAATACGCCAAGGCAGTTGGTGAACGGCCCGTAGGTCTGCCAGTGCTGGCGAACTTCTCTAGCCAACCCTTCCGAAATCGGCACCGAGCGAACACGCTTCGACTTAGTGTTGGCAAAGATGACGGTGTTGCCTTTCAGCCGCTCGGGCGTCAGGGCTTGGGCTTCTCCCCATCGAGCACCTGTTGCGAGGCAGATGCGAGCGACCATCTTCGGATGTGGCGACGTGGTGCGCGCATCCAAGGCCGTAAGCAGTTCGGACACCTGATGCTTGGTCAGGTACGACAGCGGTCTTTCCTGAAGCTTGAGCGGCCGCATGCGCCCTACCGGATTCTCATAGTCAATGACGCCGAGTTGGCGCAATTCGTTGTACATGGACTTGAGGTAGCCAAGACGGTTATTCGCGGTCTTGCCCGACATGCCATTGGCTATCTGCCGGCTACGCAACCGAGCCACTTTCGCGGGCTCCAGGGAGACAGCGACCGGGTCGCCTAGGTCCTTTGCCACCAACCGCAGAATCGCCACGCAACGATGCCCGTTGCTCAGGGTCTGGCCGTGCAGTTCATACCAGAGTTCGACCAACTCCGAGAGACGCCGACGGTCCTTCGGCCTGAGCGTCCAGCAGGGGTTTTCCGCACACTTCTGACGTGCGGTGGCCTCGAATTGCTGCGCCTCCATCTTGGTCTTGAACCGCTTGCGAAAGCGCTTGCCCTTGATAGGTTCTACATCGACGAACCAACGGCCATCGGGGAGCTTGGTGATCGACATTAGACGGCATACCCCCGCCGCAGATACCGATCACACATCAGCTTGTGTATGTGCCTTTCCAGATCGCGACGAGTCCAACCCTTGGCCAGGTAGTGGTCTTCGATGACGTGCCAGAACTCCAATTTGCGGGCGGACTCAATTGCCTTTTTTGCAGGGATACGCTCCCGCGCAATCAGGCTGATGAACTGGCCGAGGAACATTTCGCAGTTACGCCCACTGAAGCCCTTGGCGGTCTTGTAATAGCGCCGGTACTCGGTGCGCTCGATCAGCGGATCGCACTCGACTTGGACGCGGGCGTCCTGGCTGATCAGGCTCCAGAAGGGATCGTAGACCGCTGTCCGGCTCAGCAGCTTGAAGCTTTCGCAGGCATAGTTCCACAGCCCTTGCAGGTGCGGGCAGAGGCCCTCATAGGTGCGGCAGCCAATGACCTCCCCGGAGGCCATACGCGAGCCTTCGGAGAACTGCTGGACGATGGAGTGGTGGAAACGGAATTCGAGCCGCCACACCGTTTCCAGGGGGTTATAGGCCGGGTCGCCATCGCCGAACGGATCCCCGTTCAGGGTCGCCCACACGCTTTCCCAATAGTCGAGCTTGTCGGTGGCCCGAGCCTGGAGGGTCTTGTTATAGATCGACAGTTGCAGGCCGTTAGCCGAGCCGAACATGTACGTCTCGCCACGCCCGTAGACCGAGGCGTTGCCGTCAAATTCGATCCGCTCGATCCCGCTGATTTGTCGCACCCGACGCGAGCGGCAATGCATGCGGTCCACCAGATCACGAGGCGGTTTCCAGCCCTGCACATCCAGCGCGATATGCACAGCGGCTTGGTTGGTTTCGCAGTGGCTCAGCACGGCAGCGGCCAAGTCATCCAGCACGCCCTGGAGGATGCGCGGATCGGCGCCATCGAGGGCATGGGGCGACACCTCGATCTTGAGGTGAGAGCCGAGGGTATCGACCTTGATGTTGTGATTCTTGATCAGCAGGATCAGCCCCAGTTCTGCGTTTTGCAGGCGGTACTGATAGCCGGAGTCGCGACCGATACGGCCCTTGGACCATTCGTAGCCGGCGAACTCGACCACATCCACCGAGAGGTCAAACAGCGCCATGACTTCCGGGCGCAACTTGCCGTTGTACAACTGGCGCACCGTATCCACGCCGCAACGCAGGATGCGCACGCCTGACAGGTCGGTGAATTGAGCCGTGGTGTCGTCGAAGAACAACCGCCCTTTCGGGCTTTCCAAGACCTGACCGTCCGACTCGATACTGACGCGAATTTGATGGCTGATTTTCTTCATCTTTAACGATCCAAATTGGTACGAATTGAAACCGCAATAGGTGGCTTATCTGACGTGTTACAGGGGCGTCGACCGCGCCTTCGGCCTATCGCTCATGCCTTCCGCTCCCGGCCGGCGGCGCGGCCCGCCCCTCATGGCGGCGCCCCTACCGCCGCTAGCGCCGTCATCACCGTCCACCAGTGATGCAGCGCCCAGCCCATAGCCACCGGAACGAGGAATTCCCAATCGATCATTTCTGCCTCCAGGGCCGCGAGGCGTATTCGGAATCGGGGACGATGGTCAGCGGCACCTTGTCAGGCTCACGGGCGCCCACTGCCGATGGCGGCAGGTTGAGCAACGGCGGCTCGCCAGCGACCGCCACCGGCCGGACCGAAGAGCCGGCACAGGTGACGGTCCCCTCCCATTCCCCGTAGAGCAGTTCGGCCACGCACTCGCCGCGTGGCTTGATCGCGTAGCCGGATCCCACGAGTTGCCAACTGGTGAGTTCCAGGTGCCGGCCGGCAGGGTCATCCAGGGCGAACATGTAGATATCGCCCTTCGACGGCATGTAGGCGTGGGCGAGGATCGAAATCCGCCGATCGGCGAAGGGATGGGCGTTCAGATCAACAGGCGCAGCAGCAGGCCCATCAGGTACAAGCCCAGGAGGAAGAAAGCTATTCGCAGCAGGACGCGCTGGAGCAGCCACAGCAGCAGGCGCAGTAGCGGTCGGAAGAGGCTTAGGAGTAGGCGCGGAAGCCGCCGGATCAGGCTTAGCACCAATAACCCGCATTGGCCCCATATAGCTAACAAAGCCAATAGTGCCGGCCAGCAATGCCAGTAGAAGAACCAGCTTAGGCGACCGGAAGAGGCTCTTGCCCGCCTTGGTGTCCTGGGTCTTGCCGGTGGCCGTGGACTGGTAGAGGGCGAAGGTCTGCTTTCGGATCCGCTTGTATTCGATGATGGTGCCATCGGCGGGCGGACGGTTGAGTTGGGCGTCATGCTGGGCCTCCTTGTAGCGGCCAGGGATGCCGATCACCGCGAGGTTGGAATGCTTGTAGGCCATCTCGCAGGTCATGCGGATGTCGTCGCGGATGTAGGAGATGTTCGGCGTAGTGAGGACGATGTCCCAGTTGAAATGCCGGTGCCGGGTCCAGGCGTCGAGCCAGCCCATGGGGCGGTCGGCCGCGTGGGCCGCTTCCGGTCCGCCGGGGTAGTCGAAGCGCTCGAGGTCTTTTTCCCGCCAGGACTTGGGAAACAGCAGTTGGGTTTCGTCGAAGATCAGGAAGGCCCCGCGGGGCGCCCACTGAAACCACGTGCGCATCTTTTCGAGGTCTTCCAGCGACTCCAGATCGAGGTTGATGATTTCCGCCGTGTTGGGCAGGTCCGGGAAGACCTGATAGGCCCGCTCCAGGGTGAAGCCGCGCACGTTGGTGATGATCACCCGCCCGTCTTTCAGCGCGGGCACGGCGTCATCTTGGATCGCGCCGGAGGTCTTGTAGGAGCCATTGGGGCCGTGATGGATCTTGATCGACACGGTTCACCTCCCAATGAACGGCACGAAGCGCATGCAGAAGCGCGTCGCCGCCGCGACCATGATGATGTTCAGCGCCTGCGGCACGCCGAAGAAGGCCAGACCCGCCGCAATCGGACCCGGCAGCGCGGCGTACATGCTGCGGATCATCTGCGGCACGCCGAGGCTGTCGATCAGTTCGCGGGCGGCGGTGTAGCTGACATCGATCAGCAGGATCAGGGTCTGGAGCGCGGCGTACATCGACGCCTTGGTGGCGACCACCAGACCGTCGCGCACGAAGTCATAGATGCCTTGGGCGAAGAAATCCCAGATCCACTGGAAGAAGGCGATGATCTGATCGAGAAAACCGGAGAGCCATTCCATAGGGTCAGTCCCTCAGCAGTATGAAAGCGGCGATCAGCGCGGCCATCAGCAGCAGCGCCACACGCAGGTTGGAGAGCTGGTCGGCGTAGTCGGCGACGCAGAGGGAGTAGGATCGGCCCCAAATGGTCATGGACTCGCAGGGAAGCTGGCCGCCGCCTTCCGCCAGATTTAGGTCGAACGCGCCCTTCATCTGATCGACGTTGGCCCGGACCTTGTCCTTGAGTTCTTTCTTGGCCTGCTCGACCTTCTGTTCCCAGGTGGCGATGGCGTCATCCCAGGTGCCGGGCTTGGGTTCCTTGAGTTCGCCGCCGGGGCCGGCAGGACCGGGGGAGCAGTCCTGTTTCGCCGGGTCGCAGTTGCCGCCATCGCCGCCATCGCCGCCACCGGTTCCGCCGCCGCTGCCGTCGCCTCCCCCGCTTCCATCGCCGCCGCCCTCCCCATTGCCGCCGCTCCCATCGGAGCCACCGGTGCCGCCGTCGCCACCCCCGTTGTCATTGCCGCCGCCGTTGTCGCCCCCGCCATCGCCGCCACCGGTGTTACCGCCATCACCACCATCACCGCCATCGCCCCCCGGCTCAGTCGGATCCGTGGGCGTCTTGACGCAAGTCGTCCCGGACCAGCTATAGCCGGGAGGACAGCCAGGGTCATTCGGGTCGGACGGCGGTTCGTCGGGATTGGTCGGCGGGGTGTCGTTCAACGAGGGACCGGTCATGCCGGGATTGCCGGAGTCAGCGGCGCAGGCACTACCGTCCGTCATCAACACGTAGTTGCAGAAGCCTTGGTTGTCGCTGCCGGGATAGCGATAGCAACTGGTGGTCTTCGAGGTGGTCGGCAGGTACTGGCAGCCATTCTTGCAGCCAGTGGGCGGCGAGCTATTCACGAAGTTTCTGCCGCCCGACACGAAGATATTCGACGGTGGCGAACTGAACAGATCCGTCAGCCCTTTGATGCAATCTTCTGGTGGCGTGGGGGGTTCTTTACACGTCCCGGTTGTTTCGTCCGGAATCTTGGGCGCGGTACAACCCTCTCCTTTCCTATACACCGGATTGTTATAGGACGTGCTACACATCCTTTCCACGCCCTGGCTAAGGCAGTAGAACTCGAGTCCATAGGTCGCCATATCCTGCCTGCCATTGGCAGGGTAGATAACGCGCACAGCCTCGACACGCGAATAGCCAGGATTGTTGGCAATCGCCGCTTTTCGCGCCTCCTCGACCACTTCCATATAGCTTCCATACTTCTGAGTACCACGCGGCCAGTAATAGTCCTCAGCACTGGCGCAAACGCTCATGAACAACGTCAGCAGAACCAGCAGCGTTCGTTTAATCCTCATCACAGGTCCCTCAAGCAACAAAAAGCCCCCTGCCGGAAACTCCGGAGGGGGCTTCCGCCTCGGTCTGTTCGGTTAGAAGAATTCGCCGGTCCGGTACCCGGTGATGAAGGCGCCGGCGAAGAACGCCCCCAACCACACCGACCAGAGCACCCGTTACGCCTTGCGCAACATGCTGTAGACCAGGCCGGCGACGGCCAGAATCACCAGGGCGCCGACGATGTAGCCGCCGATGCTGGACATATCGCCCTTGCCCTCGGTGATCGCGGCCTCGACCGCGCTGGTGTCGATCACCCCGGCGAAGGCCGGCAGCGAAGTCGCGGCAGTGACGGAACCGGCGATGCACAGGTTGCGGAACGAGGCGACCGGGCTGAACTTGGCGATGCGTTGCTTCATTGCTTTCATGGTGTTTCCTCTCTACTTGGCTTTACGAAGAAGTGACGCGACCCAGCCAATCAAAAGCCCCGTCACGAACGATCCCAGGACGCCAGCGGCACCAATGCCGAAGGCTTCCGGGGAGAAACCACCGTTGACCAGGATGTCCACGTATCCAGCGGCCTCGGGCGGAATCAGGTAGGCCTGTTGCCATGCGAGTTCGCGACACGCCATGAAGCCCTCGGGGGTCGAGGTCCACGCGGTACACACCTGCACAGCGACAACGCCTGACATAGCGATCAGTCCTCAAACAGCCAGGGAGGCCGCTAGGCCGTCGATCCAGCCCCAGGCGTAGCCGGTAGCCAGACCTACCGCGAACAGCGAGAGATAGCGGAGCATCGCGGCCTCCTAGGGCTTACGCCTTGGCGTCCGGGGACTTGTCTTGTTTGTCCTGGCCCTGCGGCTGCTGGGCGGGGCGCGGGGCTTGGGCCTGCACTTGCGGGCGAGCCGGGGCTTGGGCGGTCGGCGCCATCGGCTTGCCGCCCACGGCCAGCAGATCCACAAGCACCTGGGTATTGGTGATCCGGCCGAAACGGTCTTGGGTCGGGCGGACCACGCTGGCGAACTTGCAGAGCACCGGCTGGCCTTCGAAGACGATGGCGTCCAGCAGGGTCGGCTCGATGTTGTATTCGCTGATCTCGAATCCCTTGGCGTTGCCACGGGCGCCTTCCGGGATCGGGGCGATGGATTGGACCGAGGCGTAGATTTCCCCGGTCTTGGTCGAGGTATAGGTGTCGGTCTTGGTGACCCACAGTTCGACGACGCCGCCTTGGGTTGCAAACATGTTCATCGGTGTTTCTCCTTCAATTCGCCTTTTTCGGCGTGAGTTGTCCCGCTGCTGCAAATTCGGCTGTTTCGCCTTCATTCAGCGGTGTTGGGTGAAAGTGATGTGTGGGGCGATCCCTTCCGGGCTCTATTCGCTAGCGAACCAAGCCAACCACGGGTGTTCGTCTCGGCCCATCCGGGTAACGATCCCTATCGCAACGTCGTCTCCGACGGCCAAGGGGAACGCTTCCCCTTGGAACCCGCAGAGCAACACCAAGGGCTCTGCCCTTGTCATCCCGCTCTTGCCGCCGAGGGCTCGGGAGCGCGGGGCGGAGAAGCTGCCCCACACTCCCAAGCGGAGGCTGTTTCAGGGGGGAGGCGTTCAAGGGTACGCTCCGCCCGTGCTTCCGTTCGCCGGAACGATGAAGCTGTTCCGACGAGCCGGGAGCGCGGCCCTTGACCGGATCGGCCACGGTGCGGGCGGCCTGGATCAGGCAGAGCAGGAGCAGCGCTTTCAGGGTGTTAGCGAGCATGGGTCAGCCCTCCAGGACACGCAGCAGGTCCTGCTGCTCGGGGTGAAAACTCACAGATTCTGGTTCCGCCAAGACCCGCATCACATATCGGCCCCACTGCTCGGCCATCGCCTCAGCGATACCGATATAGGTCCGGCTACGGTCCTTCCAGCGGTCAGGGCCTGGCGCCATGTAATGCACGACCGGAGAACGTCCATCGACGATATGGCTCGGCTCCAGAAGCGGCAGGTTCTGCAACCAGAGGTGCGTTTCCTTGCGCTCGCCATGTCCGAACATCCAGGGCTGGATGATCTGGTCCGGCTTGCGAATATGGCTGGAGATCACAGACTTGGGGTTCTCCAGCGCCTTGAATCGAATAGGCGCCGACAGCAGGATACGAACGAACTCCAGGGCACGTGCCTGACGACCGTCAGCAATCTTCTCGGGAAACCAGCGGGCACCCGAGGTAGCCAGGTCAGTGCAGGGCGGGTGGGCAATCAGCAGATCCCACCCCCAGTCCAGCATTTCCAGGACATCCCCCTGGACGTGTTCCCCTTCGGTTTCCGAAGGCAGCAGATCGCAGCTCACGGCGTAAAAACCAACCCGGGCCAGTGCATCGCGGACACGCCCGGAGAACTCGCAGGCAATCAGTGCGGTTGGCTGTCTCATAAGGCAGTCACTCCAGGACGAAAGGTTTGTGCAGTCGAACGCCGGGCGTGGGTTTCCCGCTGTCGTACACAACGTGCCAGTACTTCGGCGGACGCCGGGACGGATCGTGTTTCGCGCAGAAGGAACGGGGACGGCAGAGCCAGCGGCCACCTTCCAGATAGGGCAGCCCAGGGGGCCGGCAGTCTGGACACGGCGACGGGCTGTGCAATGGGATGGCCTGCCTTGCGGACCAGCACACAGAGCAGGCGCAGTCCGGGGCGTGGGTTTGGCGCAAGTAATTCGGAGACGACATGATCAGCTTCCTCCTTATCTTGGCGAGCACGGCCCCAGGCGAGAGCTTCAACCCGCAGGTCGGTCAGATAGGATTCTTCCGGCTGGGAGAGGTAGCCGGCGTCCATGAGGCCATCGATCAGCATCAGGGCGCGGTCGAAGGGTTCGCTGGGATGCTCCGCCGCGTGCAACAGATGGCCCTCAAGGAAGCTCAGCAACGCGTTAATCGGGTTGCTCGACAGAACGCGCGCTACCTCAACGCCTTCAAAGCTCTGCTCAACACGGAAGACCAGTTCGGCATTCAGGGAACGCATAGAGGCCTTGGCAGCCTGTTCAACCCGAGCGCGAAGGGCTAGAGGCATACGGAGCTTGAATTGCGGATCGGTGCGGCTCATGCCGTCCACTCCTGTTCCAACAGCCAGTTGCGAAGCAGCGCGCTATTCACCATGCGCAGCTTTCCGAGCTTCACGGACGGCAGTACGCCCCGGTAAACCCAGGCGCGGGCGGTCCCGTAACTGATGCCGTTACGCTCCGCCCACCGTTCGATGGACTCCACATCCTGTTGCGGCCCTATCAGGGCACCGGGGTTAAGCTCTTCCAGTTCCATGCTCATTCCGTCACTATTCGTGGCATTAGCAAAGCTCATCTATGGATATAGTCCATATGTACATTATCCATAAATCGAGAATTATGACAATAGTCCATAATGGTATTTATCAATGGCTGAAGGCATGGCCAATAGAGCGCTTCAATTGCTTGATCAGACCAGCTTGAAAGAGTTGGCAGAGGTCAATAGCAAGGACTACGTCCGCTGGCAGAGTATTAAGAGAGGTAGGGCGAGAATTGGCGCAGAAGAGCTAGAACAGTTGGGGAAAATCTATCCCCAGTATCGCTGGTGGCTCATGACCGGAGAAGTTATGCCTGAAATTGGGCAAACTAGTCCGTCCTATGACGAAGCCAATCGAAACTTGCCCAATCAAAACGCGGGATAGCGATCACTAGAAAAGTAGCACTACGATGGTACGCCCTACGGACAGAAGGCAAGAAATGAAAGCAGACAGGGACGATGCGCCGGAACACTTGAAGAGAAAGCGGAACCAGAGCATTGGTAAATGGACGCTTGCAATTGCTCTAGGACTAGGACTTTCAGGATTGGCTTCACACATGGCAGGAAACAAACTCTCTTCCCTTCCAAAACCACAACCCAGCCAACCCTCTAACCTTGAGAAACCTGCTCACACCCCTAACAATAACACTCCCCAAAACCAGCCCCAAAAGACATCAGAAGAAATTTTTTGGGAAAGTGTGAATGCACACAATTATCAACAGAGCCAGCCTAAGCAGACTATTTATAACGATAGTAATTACAGGCGGCAAAAACCGGCCAACACCTACACACCGCCAGCACCCCATCGAGTAGTATCTGCACCCCAGCAAACACGGCAGCGCCAAACCAATCGAGCAAGCCGCAAACGAACCTCTAAGTGGATCAAAAGCTGGAATGGGGGTACAAACTACCTAGCAGAATGGCTATCCGTAAACAATCACATAGATGGCTCCAGTGTCTGCGCCAATCACCGACGCGGCTCAATCGACTACCGCGAGTGTCGTAAGGCTGCCAAGCAGCACTTCCATGAACAATGCAGAATCTGGCGTGCGCGTTATGACAATGACCGAAAAGTAAGCAGTGATCGAATGAAGACGCGTTACTGCACTGCGGCGAGCAGCTTCAACCCAATGGGATAATCTAATTAAAATAACGCCATTACAACCAGCAGAAATATTATACCAAGCCTACTTATAGCTGAGCCTCGTAATATGACCTCTGACGCACCTCCGAATTTTGGCGGAATGCTTCACTCGCCACCAACGGAAGACCGCAACTTCTTGGATCACTATTTCTCCAGCATCTACAACAAGCTGGAGGCAGACGCGTTACTGTTTAATCGCAAGCTGCCGCATGCTGGTCTCGTCGGATCCGAGAACGAAATTGCTATTGCTGGAATTATACGCGAGTTTCTGCCGCCGAGATTCGGTGTTGAGGTCAATGCATTAATAATTGACCGACATGGAAAGGTCAGCAAACAGGCCGATATCGTTATTTACGACGCTGAAAGACAGGCTAGCTTCTTCCGCAAGGTCTATCCCGTTGAAATTGTGTACGCAGTTATAGAAGTAAAAACCTCTATGTCATCCACAGAGGCAAAGGTTGCACTGGAGAATCTCGTCTCTGTCTCGGACCTTGAGTTTCGGCCAGCTCTCACGCCTTATTGGGAGACCAAAACGCGGGAAGAGCAAATTCACCACTACCCACCAGCGCTGTACGCATTTGCTTATCGCACCGACTGCCAGTCATTCGAAACCTTCGCCCGGTGGTTCGATTGGCAGTATTTATTTCGTGGCGTCAAGCTGCGTGACGCAGCACCAAAATACCCCGAGATCCGCGTCATCCGCGCATGCGCACTTGATCAGGGTGTCATCCATATGGCAAGTACCAATGGTTATGTGCAACGCTGGGTTGCCGTTGCTACTGATGCAGGAATCACGCGAGCCTTTCAGACGAAAGTTCAAGGACAGACTGTTCTTGTTGATCCAGCCAAGTCTCTGTTCATGTTCTTGCAGCGCCTCTGGTTTGATCTTGAGAGCCACGCCCTTCACCCGGGATTTGATATCCGCTCTTACATGAGTACCGTGCTCGGAACCGCAATTGAAGTACCGAACGAGCTCATTTACACAAACGATAAAGGTGAATAGGGGTTACTTCCTTGCTATAAACGTCCGCTTTTGGCCGGTTAGCGACGGGCTGACTCCGGCCGTCGCTATGCCTGGCCAAACCTCCGTCTGCTCTGCCATCTCCAAGGCGTCATCGACCTCAATGCCAAGATACCGAACGGTGCTCTCAAGCTTTGTATTATTGAGTAGAAAGTGAGCGCAACTCTGTTACGGCTGCCGGTCGGATTGAGTCGACTTCAGATGGTTCCAGCAGACAACTATTAGTGGAAAGCAACCGGTAGTGAGCGATAACTACCGGCCAGGTGGCGGGTATTTAGAGTAGAAAAAATAAATCTGACCTATTTTTTGGTAGGCCAGCGCCGCTTGATTACACAGACTCTAGCCTTCTCCACTCATAGCCCGAACAGCGCGCTGCATCGTGGCGGTGTCGACACCCGGTTGGCTTTGAAGCTGCTTGTAGATTCCATACTTATAGGCGAGATCCACAACCATAAATCGTGCATCCGCAGGCGGGGTTAGGTAACGCGGCAAGACGTCTTCTTGTAGTTTCATTCCGGCGTGTGCTACTTGATGAAGCCTCATCAAGAACCCTACTAGGCTGTCTTTCCCCCAACCTTCATAAAACCACCCAGTCTTGTTTGGAAATCCTTCCATATTCCAAGGATTCAGAGAATTATCGACAAAGTTTGAGAATACACACACGTCGTTTACTACAACGAAATCGGCTTGATCTATTGGATCGATGCCACGCTCTTGGTAAAACTCCAATATCTCAAACCCAGTTTCGATTGGAGAGGCTTTGCACTGCATGGAGAAAACACCAAAGGGCACCCGCCTCGCCCACTCCGACATTGGATGATGCTTACGAAAAAGCAAGGTGGTTGCACGTCGCAACTTCTTGACTGTTAGCCCCTGTTCAAGTGCCCGATGAAGTTCGGCCTTATCAGCGATATTCGGCTTGACCTCAACGACGGAGTCCACGCCCTCTGCCAGCAACAGGCTGAACTTATCTCGAGCGCTCACCGTGTATGGATGGTTTGGGGCGCAGATGACGCAGTCGATGGATGCGGCGATGCTGCCAAACGAATCGCGGACTTTCCCCTTTGCGATCCGATGTGGGAACGGGAAATAACGCGCCAAAAACGTTTGCACGGCATTTTCTCGGAACTCGGCAATTTCTTGCGAGGTTCCATGCCCCTGAATGGATGCCTTGCGGAACTCACTAGAGAGCTGCAGTGCGTCTTCGCGTAGAAGTTGATACAGATCATCCATGGTGTGCCTCTGGATATGGCGTGGCGGTTAGGCGAAATGCTCGCTGGACAATGCACTTGGCCGGAATTCTGATCGATGACAGGCTCGTCGTTCTACTCAATATCCAGCTCGACGATGAGCTGGGGCGGGATCCCGAAGCAAGTTTTTTCTGTTCAATGTGAATCTCCCCCGCTTTTGTAGACGCTTCGAATGACTGATTCTGGCCGTTAGCAGACACCAGATACTTGTCGAAAATGTGTCGAAATCAATAGCACAGAAAGCCACAGAGTGAGGCACTTAAACAGTAAAAACAGTGACATTGGAACACGTTGGAACGCTTCAATACTCTGTTTTATAGGGTTCGATTCCCTTCGCCCGCTCCAGATCCCAATGCAAAAGCCCCTGACACCAACCAGTGCCAGGGGCTTTCTGTTTTCAGGCTTTACCGCGTAAAGCCCGGGAAAGATCGGAAGCGCCCCCATGGATTTCGGCGGAGACGCAGCCGGAAGGTTCCTCTCCTTTACATCATCAGCGAGTAGGCCCGCTCCAACTGGTCCAGATCGATATCCAGGGGCAGCGGCAGGGGCGCTTCGCCGATGCGCTGCTCGCTGGCGAACTTTCCCTCGGCCAACACACGTGCCGGGTCGTTGAGGGCGAGGAAGTCGCCCCCGTCGTATTCCCAGAAATTCAGCGGGGAGCGGCCGGAATAGGTTTCGTTCCAGCAGGCGACGTACGAACGTTCGCCCAGGACTTTCGGACGGCAGGAAACGTAGGGTTCCAGATAGACCTCATGGGTGAGGTACAGGAAGGTGAGGTCATCCACGCGATAGGCCGGCGCTTCGCTGACCTCCTGAGGCTCCTCGTCCAGTTGCGCTTCGGGGTTCGCTCCCGGATCGACCGCTGCGACAGCGGAAAACCCATCCGCCCCCCCTGGCTCTCCCAT